GTTCTCTGCCGCCACCTGGAGCGTCTTCATAGCGCCCTGCATCGACTCGATAGACGTGCCGCTGTGCTGGAGGATGGCGTCCCATTCCTGGTATGCGGTCGTGGAGAATCCGAGTTTCTGCGACATCTTGTCGATGTTGTCGCCGTATTCTGCCGTCTCGCTTACGCCATTGAGCATAGCGGTCACAACGGCCCCTGCTGCGGTCGCAAGCGTGCCGAGCGCGGCGGCTCCGATCTTCGCGGCTCCTTTAAGCCCGCCCTTTATCTTGTCTCCAAACGAGGTCGTTTTCTGGCTTGCGCTGTCCAGGCCGCTCGTGTAGCTGCTTGAGTCCAGCGTTATCTTTGCCGCCAGGTCAAAAACGTCCATTTATTCACCCACCTAACTGCGAAAGCATATCGGAGATGTGGTCGATGATCTCCTCCGACGTGCGGGTTTCCTCGACGCCATCGTCGAGCAGTTCGTAATAGCTCTTTTTCGCGCCCGTTATGGCGCGGAGCGATTCAGTAACGTAAATGCGGTATGCATCTTCCCGGTCTTCGTAGTGAGCACGGGCTTCAACATACCGCATAAACGCCTTTAAGTTTCGTCTGCTGCCTCTGTATTCGGCGTAGCAGAGCCAGAAGAGGTCTTTTCTGTCTGACCCTGCCAGTTGAAAAGCCCGACGATCTCAGGATCGTTAAGGATCTCCAGCAGCTTCGCAGGGAGCGAAAACACGTTCGGCTTGTACGTCGCCGGATCAGCGCCGTCGCACACGGCCAGCACCGTCAGGACGGCCTTTTTGTGGCTCTTGATGGCGACTTTCGCACCGACCAGCGGGCTTTTGCTGAACGCGGTTTTGACTTCCTTGTCGCTCAGAATCTCGGCTGCTGGTTCAAGCAGCTCGGCGAGAACGTCAAGCGCTTCCTCGCCTTTGATGTCAGACAGTTTCATTTGTTTTCCCCTCCTGTTTTTTTATCAGCCGGTTGCGTTCGCGGTGGCGATGATCTCGATGTCTCCGCTGACGGACGAGAGCGTGACCTTGTGGTTGCTGGAGCTGTACTTGCTGGACGTAACGTCCACGCCGCCCTGGAGCACGATGACGTTGGTGAACGTGTGGCCCGTGTCAGCGGTGAGCTGGATAGTAGCCGAGCCACCAGACGCGATAGAGCCGCTCTCATAGTCGGACGTGACATTGGTCAGCCGCTGCGTGACGGTGAAGGCGTCGGTAGAATCGGCGCTGTAGAACTCCATCGGCATGACGCTCTGTGCGTTGATGGAAACGTGGCCCATCAGCTCCAGCGTGATCTGGCCCTTGCCGTTCTTTTCGGTCTGGAGGACGAAGCCGCCAGTCGAAAGCGCGTTGATCAGCCGGACGGCTACCATGCCGCCATCGGCGCGGTCACCGACCCACCAGAGGTCGGCGAAGTCGGTCTGCTCCAGATCCTTGCGCGGGACGATCTTGCTCGAATCCTGGCCGTCGATGTCAGCAGCGCCGAGCGCCAGTTTGATCAGCTCGGGGGACGTGCCGAGCGAAGTCGTGGACATGGTGCATTCCCATCCGTCCAGGTGCTTCAGCTCTTTCATGTTGTTCGGGCAGTTGTCAACGTCCTCACCGAAGTCCGAGTAAGTCGGAACGCAGGAAACGCTGATGCCGCCAGTCGTAGCACAGATAATAGCCGAGTCTGCGGGCGCAGCGGGAGAGGCAGGGTTAAAGGTTTTGAGCAGAACACCCGCGTCGAGCTGAAGGGCGTTAAAGGTGTTCTGCGGGATTACAGTAAATTTACCCATTTGTTTCTCCTTATGTTGCAGTAAGATAATCCACAGAGATATTCAGGATGATTCTGCGGAAGTTGTCTTGCTCGACCGCCATTCGCACGGCAAACGGCGATCCGAGCTTTATCCAGAGGAAGCCTCCGGCCACAGGCAGCACCTTGCCGCCGTAGCCGATATATTGAGCTATATCATCGGCTTTCTGAGATATAGCCGCCCATGACGTGCTTTTGTACCACAGGGATGCCGTCAAAAATACAGTTCCCGGTATGTTCGCAGTCTGCACTTCATACGTGATATATTTGTCCGGCATCGGAATGGTCGTGTCATAGGCGCTCTGTTCATCGATGGCTGTCAAGCCAAACGATGACCAGAAGGTTTGTAACGCCTGCGCTCTATCCATTCGGCAAACTCCATTCCTCCGCTGTCACGAGTCTCATATCAAGGGTGGCGCTTCGAGGCGTTTTCTTATCGCTGCCGTCCGATGTTACGCGGAATATTTTGTTGTCCGAAAGCCGTTTCAAAACGTCATGGTATTCCAGCGTTACCGATTTCGGAGTAATGATGTCATACACGTTTGTCAGGCCTTGGACACCGCCTATTCTGGCTTCAATGGACGTATTGAATACAGCTGTTGCCTCAATTCCGGCACCTTCTACCCACTGAGGAACAAAACCGCCGTAGCCGTCCGGCGCGGTTGTTTTGTCAAGCATTACAAATGGCTCGTATGATTCAGACAACAGGCTCATAGCTTCCTCCATCTATTCAAAGAGCTTGCATAGACAGCCTTCCATCCTGTCGGAGTTCCAGCAGAACCGGAGGAAGCAGCGCCGCCTCCGCTCTTGCTGTAGCTGTACCCGCCGAAGCTCTCCGAGTTATAAGGCGACATGGCGGCGCTGTCAGCGCCGCCATACTTCTTTTGCCATTCCGCGATCTCTGCCGCGAGATTAATGACAGGCTTCGGAATTGCAAGCGCCCACACAGCGCCGTCAAATGTTTCGTCGATCAGCACATCCGTTGCTTCTCCGTACTGATGTACGCCGTCGTTGAATATGCTGCCAACGATTCGGAAATACTGTCCGGGCACGAGAAAAGGGGCGGTGATCACGCCGCCCGAAATCTCAAATTCGCCGAAGTATCGCTCCCGGTCGAACCAGTTGCGAAGCTCCTGGCACAGTTCGGTTAGCATTTCTTTCTGCCCCTTTCAGTCGGGAGAGGGCATTTAGCCCCCTCCTTCTCCCGCCGTTACGGTCACGGTGTAGACAGTATCTTCACCTCCGGTGCAGGACACTGTGATCGTCAGCTCGTTCTCGCCGCTCTCCCATGTGGCGTTTTCGCCGTTCTGGATCTCGGTTTCTCCGAGCATGATCGTAATGTCAACGCCGGTAGCACTCGGCGTCGCCGTAACCTTGTCGGCCGCATTGGTGGTTGTGGCTTCGTACTCGACCACGTCGCTGTCAAACGTCGGGTCGAGAACCAACGACCCTATCGTCAGCCCCGATAGGGTCGTTACGAGTTTTTTACAACGTCGGCAGAGCCGGCAGCCTGAGCGCGGCCATTCGCGTCAACAGACGCCACGGTGATCTTACCGTTCGCGCCGGGAGTGAGCTGCGCGGGGCTGGTCATCTCAGTCCAAGTGCTGCCGAGCTTCTGGCCGTAAGTCACAGTGGGTGCGGCGGACGCGCCGAACTTGTAGACGTACTTCTCGCCGGTACCGGGCGTGTAGGAGCTCAGCGTGATCTTGGTGTCGCCGGATGCGGTGCCTGCCTCGGAAGTAACGGTGATGCTGCCGAGGGTGGGCGTGGAGTCGATCTGACCGATGACAACGCCAGCAGCATACTCGACGAGGAACTGGATGCCGGCCATGACCAGCGTCTCGACCTGGGCGCGGTTCTCGGTGGGATAGCCGGACTTGATGCCGATATAGCCGGATTCATCGGCAAGCGCGCCGAGCGCCTTCATGGCCTCAGCCGTGACAGGCACGTAGTACATGATCAGGTTTTCCTTCGCGGTGGAGTACACCATGCCCTGCGGGATCTGCGAGGTCATGATGATGCTGCCGAGACCGAGGAAGTCCTTGATGTAGTTGAAGCCGAACACGGTCTGCACCGTGATGTTGGCCGAGCCGAGATAGTCGGCAATGGTCAGCGGGTGCATGAAGTGGACGGGCTCGATGGCGTCGTTCTCAAAAAGCACCTGCAGATTGCCCCAGGTCTTGGCAAGGACGGCCTGCAGAGTAGACGCGCCGACAACAGTCCCTTCGATGCCTTTGAGAGTATCGAAGAAGTCGGTACGGATGCCGCTCTGAACGTCGGACAGCAGCTTTGCGTCAGTCTGACGCACAGCTTCGTCGTAGCCGCTTTTGAGGATCGCTTCGGCGGTGGCTGCCTTGCGCCATTTCTTGAGCGTGATCTCGCCGATGGGGATCTTGTTGCGCTGATACTGGCTCAGCGGAATGATCTCGCCTTCGGGGACACTGCCGGACTGCAGCGTGCCGGTGGTGGTGTAGTAGTACATGGTCGTGCCGTCGATCATGGGGATCTTCCGGGTCACGCCCAGGGCCTCGAGCAGCTTTTTGAGGATAGTGCCGGTGAACTTGCGAACAAAGTCGATCTCACGGGCCTTGGACATCTGCGAGGTAGTGATGACATTGGTT